AACTTCTTCGGGAAGTGCAGTAACTCTAAAAAATTCAAATTGTGGTGATTGTATTTTAGACACTGAAGATGATTCATACAGTGCAATTCGTCTACCAGTAATTATCATCAAGTTTTCATCTCGATTTACATCAATTTCTGTATAATTTGAAGAATTCCGTACAATAAAATCCGGAGTTCTTTCATTTATAATTTCATCCGTTATTCCGGATTCTAACGTATTATACGGACCAATCGATTTTCCTATTCTAGATATCCCAACATAATTATATGGTCGGTATTGTAGTGTATTGTTATCGTTTTTCATTATATACCCATTATTGATGTAGCTTCATGTTCATGTCAGTTGCCTAATATTCGTTCATATGAAAAATGTAGTGGCGTGTATTACACGCGACAATTCACGTACATCATACGATATACACAAACGAATATATACTATCAAATTTCATATATCAATAAATATACAAAATTACTATTATTACACAACTTCACAGCCCTGAGGACCGCATGCGATTTCTCCCATTAAATTAGTATTATCTTGAATTTCTACTACCTTAGTTAAATCGATTGTATGTAATTCTTTAGATAATTTATCATAGGTTTCTTTATCTATAGTCTCAAAAGGAGCTTGGACGTATGTATGACCATCATAAGGCAATACAGCTAAACCAGTATATATTTCCCTGTTTTCCCACATCCATTCACCTACCTCATTCCACTCATCAGATTTAATTGATACCGTGGTCGATACGTTGTGCGAATTCATACCGGCAACGTGTCCTTCTTTTATCCAATCTTCAGTAACTTGACGTACTCTTTCTAATAAAGATATAGGTGATTCAGAACGCAAAATTGCGCCATCTGGAGCTTTCTGTGGCACTGAAATCACTGCGGTATCGTGTGGTCTAAAATAATCATCTTCTAATAATTCCGGATGATATAATGAAAGATATGTATAAATAGCTTCATTCTTTCCTACTCGAATTCTACGAATATAGTATTCATCATGCCATGCATGTATTCCAGAAGAACACCCCAATACTAAAGATGTAGTACCTGCAGGTTTAACAGTAGTCAACCTTGCTGCAGGATTGATACTAATTGCTTTTGCTGTGATTATATTTTCTTCCTTAACAATTGCGGCTGCTTCTGCCATATCTAACTTCAACACATTCCCAGTAGCTATGCCTGTCATTGAAACTCCAATCAACGCATCTTTTTCAGTAGTACGTCTCCATACATCACGTAAATAATGAAAATCAGTATAACCGGCTTGCAAGGTTGCAATAAATGAAGCTGCACGTACTCGATTGTTATATTCTTCTTGTGTTTTTATATCAGATGCGTTAGTTTCAACGACATTACAAAATTGATTAGCTCTCAATCCAATTTCTACACAAGGATTTGTTCCCCAATCTTTATCGTTAGTCAAGAATATTCCCGGCTCTCCCGAACCAGATAAACGTATACGTTCCCATAACGAATCAAAATATTTTCTAGTTAATCTAGAACGTACTAATACTGCGGAATTATTTGCTCTTCCACGCTGCGGATTCAACTCATACCAAGCGCCTGACTTTGCTGCAATCATTTCATCATCATCAGCACTAAACAAACAAATCAACGCTGCTCTTCGAATACCACCCGCAAGAACTGCATCTGCAATATGACATATAATATCATAAACTTCTATAGGAGATAATTTATCACCATTATTCTTATTTTCTAGAATACCGGTGATTTTAACTAGACATTCTTTTAATGGCTGCGGCCCCGGTGCTTTTCCGCCTGAAGTTATCAATCTAGAACCCTTCTGACGGATATCACGATAATCAAACTCGATAGTAGACCCACCATAAAAATATGATTTCATTAGCATCTTAATTGAATCGGACCACCCTTCAATGGTATCCGGTATCAAATAACGTCTCTTTCTTTTAGGATTAGGTAACGTAATGTCAGGTAAATTATCAATATGATGTCGTTGTACTGAGAATCCTACTCCAGTTCCGCCTAAAAGTAAAAACATTGTTTCTTGAAATGCTCTCCAATCATCGATAGGTAAATACGCACAATTGTATATTCTATTGGGACTCATTTCAATCGGCTTGCCGGCAAACTGCAAACTGCGCATGGAAGGCAATACCTTCTTTTCATATACAAACTTATATGCTTCGTCGATTTTATCCGATAAATGCGGATACTTCTTCTTGTGCATATTCTTATTTCTAGTTACTATTTCTTCCCAATTTTCTCTCCTATCTAGCCCATCTATATACTTTGAATATTTCATAAAGACGGTGATATCACTTAAGATTTGATTACTAATCTCCATTTAACGTTATCCTAATTTTTTTTTGGTTATAAGTATGAAAGCAAAACATTTATATTCATATCATATATAAATATGTTACTCGAATCCTTTCATACCCAATTCTTGTGACTTTTTCTGTAAATATTGCTTAAGCATCGTTTGACCAGAACCCATCTGTTGATTAGTTTTTTTACCATCAATCGAATCATCTGTAAATATTTCTATCTTACCATTATTGGTGTTTATTTTGGATGGCAACGTTAATCCATCAGGACCGAATCGATTTTTAATCAAATGCCAACGCCCGGTGCCTGATAACTTATCATTCATTTTTCTGGATAATGATATAACGAAATCAGCAACCATAACTTTACCGAAAGATTGTGCAATTTTATCACCCTCAATAACATCGGATTCAGAACTTGAGCGATTTGCCTGTGATGCTGTCCATAACGGAACTTCATACTCACCAGCAAGACCTCGTAATTCTTCATATATAATTTCTAATTCCTCATGGCGTTTTTCAGAACCGTATCCTCGAAGTAAATCACCATAATCAACAATAATTAGATCCGGAACGAAGTCAGACATTTTACATTTTTCTATATGAGCTTTCAACCCATTAACGGATACAGTCTTGGTAGGAAAATATTTAATAACTAAATCACCCGTCAATGCTCCCACTTTTCGTTTAACTTCTTCAATATTATACTTCAAATCTTGATTTATTATACCAGTCAACACAGAGTCGTATCGTAAACCTACATATGCTTGGTTTAATTCCATTGTATAATGAATTACCTTCAATCCTTTCTGTATTGCGTAAGCTCCTACATTTATTAATGCCCAACTTTTTCCAATACCAGGTGGAGCAACAAATACCCCAAGTTCACCTTTACCTAATCCTCCCTGAGTCAAATCATTAATCACTTCCCATGGGGTCGGCCTAACGTCGCGGACTGCTTCTGTATATCTATCATCAATATCTATAGTATATTCATGTCCTATATTCCTATCGGCTCCTGCTCGTAATGCTAAATCAACTAGTCGTTTGATATCATCATACTTACCGGACTTAAGCAAATCGACTGACTTAACTATTGCTTTCTTGATTTCTTGATTTTTACAAAAATCTAAAGCACGTTGTTTGATGAAATCGGCATCATCCGAACCGAAGGCACGAACTACTTCACGTAAGTGTTCAATAACTTCGCTCTTTAGTAAATCTTCTTTGATATCTTGAATCTTTACCTTAAGAGCTTCCATAGACGGTACTGTTTTATATTGATTCGAATAATCAAGTATCTCACGTACCAACCATTGGTTAGCTTTATTCTCGAAATAATCTGGAATTAAAATATCCTGGCTTTGTTGTAAGAAAGACTTATCGGACATCAACGAGCTTATAACTTTAATCTGAAAGTTATACCCGTAATCACTTAACTTATCAACCATACTATCATTATATATTAAACATTTCTAATATACAAATCATTCCGGTATTACAGACAAATATCCAAAACTGGTTCGTAACCAAGTATCAACATCTTTAATAACGTTAAACATTCTGTCATCCATAAACATACGTTTGAACTCATGGATATTATACGAATGGTTGGGCTGTTTTACTAAATCTATCAACAACATACGAGCCTTACCGTATATATCCGGTTCTTTCAACTGCATTAACTTATAATTACGTATGATGTCGTCTTTACCAGTAAGTATATTTTTGAATATTTTTTTACTTTTCCCTTCACATGATTCTAGAATCGAATCAACAGATACTTCTTCTTCTTTAAGTAATTGGGGGAAACATTTCACTAGACTCTTCAATCCAACTCCTCTGATGCCGGGTATATTATCTCCACTATCGCCGGTAATTACTCTATATATTAAGTAATTGTTTGCGTGCACTAAATACTCTTCTTGTAAAACTTCTGGAGTATATAATTTCTTTCTCACCGGACTCCATACCGATACCCGTTCATCACATAACTGTAAAAAGTCCCTATCTGTAGATACTATTATGATTTGTTTTGCATCAGTTAACAGCTGCGTAGTTATATATGCAATACTGTCATCCGCTTCAATGTTATCAATGGCAATCAAATTTATCGGTAATATACGTAGATATTCAATAACTCGTTGAAATTGTATACGCATTGATTCTTGTTCATCTTCAATACCATCAAATTCTTCATATCTATTAAACGAAGTCTTCACACTTCTATTTCCCTTATATTCGGAAAATATCTTCTTTCTACGAACTGAACCGCCTTTTCCATCGAAAGTGATGATACACCTTGTAGGTTTATGTGTCCGTAACAATAATGCTAACGAACGAAGAAATCCCGTAACGCCTCCTACATGTGTACCGTTATCGTTTAACGACGGGACTGCTGAAAATACACGAATGAAAAGATTGAGCCCGTCAATTATCATAACTCTATCATTACGCCTGACGGGCTCAAAATTTTTGTGTTCTATATGTACTTCTTTTGCAACTTGTCTTAATCTATCTAAATTCATTATGATTCTGGATCTATAACATCGGTATCTATAATGACATCATCTATGGTACCATCTATTCCTGAGCGATACTTGGATATATACGCCCTTGCAATATCCCGAAGTATTGCTTCCCTAAATTCAGGTATGTTATCATACTTTTCATGAAAATCCTTAGCCTGAAATTTAGTCACTTCACCGGTTTCTTCATCGGTATATGTACTCCATGCTCCAGCCTGAGTAATTAAATTATAACTACGAAGTGCTGTCAAACACGAACCCACATAATCTATACCAGAGTCAAAATATATATCATATTCTACCATCTTCAAAGGTGGACCAATACGATTTTTGATGACCTGGCAGCCCGTTTTGATACCTACAATTTTGTCTATTTTATCCTCTTTAATTTTAATCTGTCCTTTAGATTTCAATCGCAACCTTACAGAAGAGTGGAACGGAATTGCCTTGCCACCGGAGGTTGTCCATGGATCACCAAAACTTATACCTAACCTAGTACGTAATTGGTTTGTAAAAATCAAACAAATACGTTCTCTAGCTATCAAGTTGGTTATCTTACGTAATCCCTTCGATAGAATGATAGCCTTTGCAGTAGCATATCCGTCTTTGTCATATTCGGTAGCCTGTTCAACTTTCGTAGTTGCTCCCATAACTGAATCGACAACGATCGTTACCAATTTATTACTGTCATCTTCGGATTTACGAACCGTTTCAATAATTCTCTCTATGGTCTGAAAGATGTCTTCAATTGTTTCTAAAGGTACATACAGCATTCGCTTCATATCCAACCCAATAGCTTCCAAAAATTCCCTAGATACGGCCGCTTCAGTATCAATATACACTGCGACTCCGCCTTTCTTCTGTGTTTCAGCTAAAGCATGGGCAGCCAATAATGACTTACCCGATGCTTCTAATCCAGTAATTTCAGTGATTCTTCCTACCGGAAACCCACCATTAGGCTTGTTTGCGATAGCTAAATCTAAAGTAGGACACCCAGTTGAAATGAAATCAGTAACATCGGCTGGGGTATTTTCTTCGCCGTCCATGAAATACGCAACTTTATAGTTGGTATTCTTAAATTCTTTATTGATAGTTTCAGCTAATGTCGAGGCTAACGCGTCCCCGACTTCTCGTTTTGACTTTGATTTCGCCATGTAACTCCTTAATTAAACAATTTATCGAATGCAGCTGCTGCATCGTCTACTACATTATCGGAACCTTGACTTGTTACTTTATTATTTTCGGGTACGTCTTCGGTACTCGTTTCGGTACCAGTCTCTTCTGTACCTGACATCCAAGTTTGTAATGCCGCTTCAAGTTCTTCATAAGTAGATACAGCGAATACCTCAGTAATTTCCGGCTGTTCTTTAATCATCGCCAATACATCCGGGTCTTGTGTTACTGGACTTTGATTGGGTTTGATTCGAATTTGAGTTTTAGGATATTCATTCGCGCCTGCTGCAGGAATAAATTCTACTGTAATATCGCGGCCGGCTTGCGGGTCGGTAATATCACCATAATCAGGGTCCGCAATGAAACTTAACAATTCAGTATATACTGTCTTTCCGAAACCCCAGAATTTAACTCCTTCTGCTTCCTTTCCTCTAACTAAAATAGGAACATACGTTCTCATCTTAGGTTCGATTTTACGGCCCATCTTCCAATCATCTTGGTCTCCCGTATTCTTTAACTTATCCGCAAGTTCACATATGGGATCCGGATTACCGAATGATGCCGGCGACAAATAATTTTTGTTTCCTAAATTGTAATGGAATAGAAGTTCGATGAATGGATTTTCCCTATCATATTTATAAGGAACGATTCGAATTGATTGTTTTCCCGCAGAAGGCTTCCATAAATTATTGGATTTGTTTGATTGCTTCTGTAATTGATTAAGTTTGTTTTTAATTAAATCTAAATTAACTGGCATAATTAATCCTGTTTTTAAAATGGTTAAATAATAAGATAAGTATAATTAATATTTTTTAATAATACAAGTTTAATATGTAATTATTTTTTATTGTATATTAATGGTATTACCATCAAATTGTATTGCGATTGTCTGGTTACTTTCACTATTTCTTAAACGAAAATCAATGAGTACACTTATACCATTTGTAACATCACTTATACTCTTATAAGGTAAAACATTAACATCTATACTATTAATAAATATATACGGTAACCAATTTCCTATATCTTCTTTTAAAGAATTCTCCACTTCGTCTGTAAAAAAATCACTATTGATATTTTCAAACAACAACGATTGTAAACGAGTACCAAAATCTGGATGATATAGCCGTTCACCTTTTTTAGTTAGAATTAAATTTTTCAAATTCGAAATTGCTTGCTCTTCTGTAGTATAAGATAGTGGAAATATAGATGCACCACTTATAGTAACATTATATACTGTATCATATCGTTTTCCGGGAGCTGAAGCATTAAATGGTAATTTAATACCTATTGCCTTATCAGGTTCTAAGTCTAACGGATTATATTTGTATTCTATTGCCATTTATTATATAGATATTTTATCAACGAAATTCAAATTTATTCTATACAATTCTCCATTATTAGTTAAAAGCATACTATTTGAATAGTTTTCCCAATTAATCTGAATGCTTTTATCTAGCACACCGTTATTCATATCACGAATAATACAATTTAACGCATTTACTGTATATAATGTATTCGATTCTTTTTTTCGATGTATTAATATAGTATTCTTCGCTTCAGATATCAAATTATTTTTATCAATATTATACGTGCAATACATCTTATGCGTAGCGTGTGCGTTTTCAAATACAAATATGATATTATCCGGAATAGTATATGATTTCGAAATATAATCAATAACTAAATCTAAATCGTCTCGGTTTACAAAAGTACATACTAATTGAGTATTCATTACTTCCTTCCTCTAATAGCAGTTGTACTGACAAATAAATGATTTCCCTTGAAATTAGATATATTAGAAGATAACTGATTTTCAGTGCTATTAAACATTTCACTCAATACTTTCGAAGAATGCAAGTGTACGATGTTATTCTGTAATATCACTGCCCACCAGTCTACCTTCGTCAATTTTGCATCAATCATCTCATTAACTGCCTCAATAAATTTGGAAACGAGTTCCATTGCATTATCAGTACCCATTACATTGATAATCTTTTCGCCTAGGCGCCTCAACACTATAATATCGCTATCCTTAGCTAATTGGATGAATCGATTTATATCAACTGCATTTTCCTTATCAGACAAATATGCTAACATTTTATTAATAGAATTCACTGTTAACGATGCAGTTATTTCTCGATCACTTAATACTTTAAATAATTCAATAATCGATACAAACCGTTTCGATGTTTCCAAATCTAACGTACCAAAGTCAATTGAAGAAGGTAATTTAGATGCAGTTCTAGCATAGTTCTTAAGTGATACACCTGAGGTACCAACATCTACATCGGATACGATTCCTGTCTCTCCTGCGACGCCACCTTTAACCTTACCATCATACATAATAGCAAACCACAATTCACTAGGTTCACCATTCGTTAATCTAATCGTTTCTGAAATAAGTAAAAGTAATTCTTTTTCATTTTCACTCAACGTATAACTAGTATTTTTAAGATTTTTATGTCCGCCCTTTAACACCAATTCGTATAACGGGTAATTTTCAGTTAATATCAACCTATCATACAATGTAGGTAAACCTAATATTTCCTGTCCTTCCATGACATACCTGGATATAACAAACGATTCGAAGTCAGGATAATCAGATATCTTTATTGATGCTTCAAATAATTTTTCAATAGTTCCTTCGGGATACTCACTTATAATGGTATCCAAAATTTTCATATCTTCCACATCACCCCATACCGGGTATCCCCTTCGAGTGCGGTAACTCCATTC